CGGGATTCCGGCTCGAAGGTGAACAGCGTCTTGAGGATGAGTTCGTTGATCTTCTGGAGACCGACGGAGTACTGCATCTTCTTCTGGTCGTAACGGGACATCATCGGCCGGTACATGATGGCCAAAGCCACGCCCGACGTATTCGACGCGGGCTGCATCTGACCGAGTGCCGTTTCCGGAACACCCGTGATCTCGTGCATCGAGCGCTTGATCATTTCCAGGTACTGAAGCGGCCCAGCGAGATCGACGCCATTCTCCAAGTTGTACACCTGGGCGTCCTTGGGAAGTCCGCCCCACACCTTGCGTGGGCCTTTCTCAAGGTTACTTGCTTTCGCGCCGCTGATGATCGTTACGGGGGCCGCATGGTAATTGATGATGTCGCTGATATCCGTCGCCTTCTCGTTGTACTCACGGTTCAGCGAGATGATGTCGGCGATGTCCGACAGACCCCACGGAGAACCCGAGACCTGAGAATTGGCGATGTGCACGACCGGAATGGTGCCGAGAGGGTTCGGCCGGGAGTCGATCAACTCGTCATTGAGGTATTCCTCGATCGTGTCATCCGTCAGCACCTCAACGTAGGTGTATACGGAACGTGTGCCGTCCTCGCCGGTCGCCCAGAAGCGGTACTTCAGTTTGAAGCGGATCAGACGGTCCCGGTCGTGGGGGTGCCACTCCGGGAAGCAGAAGGAGGAGTTCAGGGGAAGGATGCGAACGCGCCCTGCGTGTGGTTGTCCCTGGTTATCTACGAATCCGGGCTCGTACGCGACCTTCACGAAGGAGTCGCCGGAGATGCCGCCCTGCTGGCCCATCTCCCACAGCAACTGCTCCTTGCGGTTGTCGACCTCCCAGGCCCTCTTGAGCAGGCCGGGGATGATGTGCTCGTACTGCTTCACGCTCTTGAAGTGGACGCCGCGTCCGAACGTGAAGTTGTTGATGTAGTCGGCGAAAGCCTTCACGTAATTGAACGTGATCTGAGCCTCGCCCGCTTCTCTCCGGTATCCCCAGTGATGACCCAGGTAGTATGCGAAGTTCTGGGAGTACCTATTGAGGCGAGGGCCGTGCACCTCAAACTCCTCGTCGGCCAATTCGACAAGGCCGAGAGGAGAGATCGACACCGTAAGGTCCGACCCCGAAGCCCGCATGCTGGGGCTCGCGAATGAGATTGCACCGCTCATGGGTAAACGACTCCGACTTTAGATCTCGACGATGCGCGTGGGCGCGAGGGAACGGGCAGACTTCTTCGCTGCCCGGCGGCTCTCGAATGGATCCTCACCGCGCTGCACGACATTGCCGTTGGGCAGAACCTCGTGCAGGACGTACTGGCGGCTCTTGGAACCGTCCTCGGCCTCTACGGGAATGCCGCGCACCAGATAACGCTCGTTGATCAGGTGCTTCCCAACGGTCTCCCCCTTGGAGAGAGGCAGCTTGGGAAGCACCTCATCGACGGACGCCTTCGGTGTCCTGCGGCGGTCGTGGAACGCAACCATGGATCAGTCGTCCACTACCGCCGGGGAAAGCCGCTCGTAGCGACTACCGTTGCGCACGACCTCCTCGTAGGAGACCGCCGCGTAGTCGGAGAACGAGCCGTGCGAGAACTCTCCGAGATAGGTAGGCGCCTCGACCCATGAGGCAGAGCCGACGTGAACTCGCTCGGCCATGGTCTCCTGCGGGTACTTCTCGTACACATTCGCGTTGTGATTGGGCCTACCCGGGGCGGTGAGGTACCCCTGCATGACGCCCTTGGTGAACTCGTTCGGGACGTCGGTGTCCGTCGCGACACCCTCCTCGAAACGGAGAGGACCGCGACGGTTGGTATTAAGCGCGTTCTTGCGCTCGTAGACGGTGCCGACACGCTCCTGGAACTGCGGGTCGGGTGCGAGGTTTCCAGCCATTCCGTAATCCTCTTCTGATAGCGAGGGAACGCTATAAGCGTAGGAGGATTACGGAAGGCGTTGTTAATGCCGCTAAGCGCGGGGCAGCGAGAAAAGGCTTACGGGAGAAACCGTCGCGGCCGGGAGAGCGATGTCGTACTCGTCGCCGCCCGGGAAGCACTCCTTAACGTGCCAGGTGAATCCCGGGGTCACGCCGGATACGTCGGTAGCCAGCAGGTCTACGCTCAGCGCTCCCCGCTCGATATGCACGTCGACCTCGCGCAGCCACACGACAGTGTCTCCGTCGGTTACGCGCTGCACGGAGGGGTGGAAGCGCACCACGGAGCCGTTGAGGGCGTGGCCGTGATCGTCCACGTACTTCGCAGTGACGGTGACAGCGGTGAAGTTCTCAGGGAGGGACGTGGGGGCCGTCTCGGGCCCCGCCACGGTGGACGGCCGCTGCGCGGTCCACCCGATGGCATTCCATTCGTCGGTCATTTTGTTCCTTAGCGCTGGAAGGGAGAATTGGAAACTTCGACCTCGGGCATCGTGTAGTCCTTGGTGAGGACGCAAGCGAGTGCCAGGGAGTCCGCGTAGTCGTCGTGTGCGTCAGCCGCGCGAGGGGCTTCTGCGAGGACGTACGGCCCTTCGAATTTCTTCTCCAGATCTTCCATCTGCTGACGGAAGCGCTTGTAACTCTTCAGGCGCCGGGTGTAAGCGTGAGCAGGCCAGGAGATGTGTCCCCGGTCCATCAGTTCCATGAGGTGCTTCCAGCGCTTGGACTGCTCGGGGCGCTGGGAATTCAGGGGGACTATGTCGATGTGCGGCAGGAGGACCTTGAGCCGGGATATGACGACGTCACCGACTCCGCCTTCGTCGACCCCGATCGCCATCACGTTGTAGTTCGAGACGAACTCCACGATCCGGTAGTACTGGGCCTCCCAGTCCATTCCCGCGAGGTCCAGCCAGTTCAGGATCCGGTGCTCGAAGTATCCGTACTCGTCGGGCTGCTCCCACCGGACCCAGACGGCCGTGACGATCGTGCTGTCCTGCTTGCGGGCAGGGTCGATGCCGATGACGATCGGGCTGGAGTGGTAGGCCGGGACGATCTGCATGGAGGTGTCGCCGAGGTCGTCCAGCCGCTCGGAGGTCGTGAACATACCCTTGTCGAGCAGCCAGATGAGCCGGTATGACAACTTGAATTCGTCGGAGTCCTCACCGATGCGAAGGAGTTCCTTCTTGACGAATTTCCGGTAGTAGTCGGACCACTTCGAGACCTCTTTCCAGTCGGCGTCGAAATGGTTCTGCCGGGCGCCACGTCTGGTGGCTGTTCGCCTATTGATCTGGATCTGGTTGTAAAACACACCCTTCTCATAAGTGGGCGTGCCGGTGAACACCATGGTCGCGTTAGTCGAGGCACCCATCGGGCCGATCGACTTGTTCACCATTTTGGCGTCGGCACCCTGGCACTCGTCAATGAGAATGAGGTGATAGGTGCGGCCTTCGATGGTGGCGCGGGGGTGGCAGGTCTGCTTTCTGACGAGGGATCCGGAGCGCTTGAGGGTAATGGAGCGGCCCTTGCCCTGTACTGTCTCGTCGATTTCCGGGTCCGCCATGATTTCCAGGGCGTGCTCACTGGTGAGGCGTGCCACGATGCGGCCGTAGAGGTTATCCGCCTGCTCTTCGACGGGGGCAAAAGCGCCGACCCACAGGCCCTCTGCGAATTTGCCGAGCAGGTCGGGGAAGATCTTCGCCAGCCGGGGCAGCATGATCATGCAGGCGGCGACGCAGTTGGCCACGGTCTCGGACTTGCCGGACTGGCGGGAGAACAGCGCGGTGATGGTGGCGCCGTCGTCGATGATCAGGGACTCGATCAGGCGGGCCGCGAAGGGGCGCTGGTAGGGGCGCAGCGGGTGGCCGGAGACTTCATCGACGATGACCAGCAGTTTGGAGACCAGTTCGTCCACGAACTGCTGGCTGGTCTGGTCGAGCACCACCTCTGTGTCGAGCCGGGCTTGATGTTCCGCCTCGGTCTCGTCGCTGGTCGCGTCGTCGAACTCGACATCCTCCGTAACAGCAGACACGCCTAACCCCAATCCGTTTTCATTACGGATTCGAGATTAGGCGTTTCTGTCTACGGCTTTGTAATTATGGCTTGACAACCCGTTCAGGAAGCCTTACGGATGTCCCTCTTGCTGACGATCTGCTGAGCCCGCTGGCGGGTGAAGCCGAACATGTCGCCCAGCCGGTCGAAGGTGTAGCGGCCCTTGTAGTAGACCGCCTCCACGAGGGCGTCGCGGGCCTCGGTGGACACTGCCGGGAAGTCGTTGAAGCACATCTCGTCGCAGTACACCGGTGCGTCCTTCTTGCCCACGCCGAGCAGCCGCCAGCAGCCCCGGCAGCGGACCTCCACCAGGCTCTCCTTGGCCATCATCCGGCCGTCCCGTCCAGGCGGTCCTCGGTCTCGTTCTCCACGCCGAAGTCACCTCCGCCGTTCTCGTGCCACGCACTCTCGAAACCCTTCAGGATCTCGTCGAGCATTCCGAGCGGGAAGGTCAGACCGCGACCGTAGAACTCCTTGCTCGGGACGAACTCCCGAGCGTCCACGAACAGGCCGTCCCGGGGGCTCTGGACTGTGGAGATGTGGATCTCCTTGTCGTGTACGTAGGGCACCCGCGCGTGAATCGTGCGCCCCTCTTCGATCTCGTCCATGACATCCTCCTAGACACTTCCTGATCTACGAGGCTACACCTCCGCAAGCGGTCTCGACAACCCGCTTGACGAGCGCGTAGAGTGAAGGTCCACGATAAGAGGAGACACCATGGGCATGTACCCGATGCGAGACCCGGAGAAGTGCCCTAAGTGCGGCCGGAGCCTGGACGGCGAGCCTAAGCCCGAACGCCCCTCTGTGCCCGGATTTCCCGACGGAGTAGCCTACGGACAAGATCCGGTCTGTGGGGGGCGCTGGAACGTGTGGGACAAGACCTCTCCGCTGCGGAGCAAAGCACAACCGTATGTGGATGGAGCAACCCATGCCTGACGACTTCCGCTTCACAAGCATCAACCACCAGGTCGGCAACGCCCTCAACCCGAACATGCCCGAGGGCTACGACCCGACCATGGACGCCATGCAGCACCAGTTGATGCGTGAGCAGCACGACTTCTACACCCAGCAGAACCAGCAGGCCTACCAGCCCCAGGAAGGCGGCCAGCCCGACTTCCTCGACCGGATATTCGGCCTCTGCATGGTGATCTTCGTCCTCGGGTTCGTCGTCTACGCGGCGGTCGACGCCATCTTCAACTGATTGGCGAGTGCAGCACGAAGGCCCCACCGGTGCAGCTTCCGGTGGGGCCTTCGTCGTGTCACCGTGCCTGGCGCAGCGGCACAACGTTCTGCTGGGAGACCATCGAGGTCAGGAACGGCTGGCCCTTCATCGTCTCGTCCCGGCGCCGCCTCTCGCTCGACAGTCCCAGGTAGCGCTCCGTGGTCGCCATGTTGCGGTGGTGCAGCAGCGCGGAGACCGTACGCAGCGCCGCGTCGTAGCCTGCCTCCTCCGACAGCTTGTCGAAATACGCGCGGGCCACCGCCCGGCGGACAGTGTGGGTGCCCTCATAGCGTGTGGGCAGGCCCAGTCTCTCCAGGGCGCCCTTCACGATCTTCTCCGTGCGCTCCACCGGCCGGTCAGCGTGCCAGACGTACGGGGTGCGCTCGTACACCCGGCGGCCCAACTCCTCGTCGAAGTAGTGGGTCTTGATCTGGTTGCCGGAGCGGGAGGGGAAGAGGTAGTCGTCGTCCCGGAGCGGGCGCCCCAGCAGGGCCGCGTACTCCTCGAACCAGACGCGCAGCTCCCGCTCCAGGTCGGCGGTCAGCGGCATCTCATCCTCCTCCTTCGTCTTGATCACGGTCACGAAAACCTCGCTCTGTGCGAAGTCGACGTCCCCGACCTTCAAGGCTTGCAGCTCGCTCGCACGGCAGGCGGTGTTGACCGCAGCGGCCAGGTACGCCCGGTGCATCGCACACTCGGCCTGGTCCAGGAGCTGGAGCAGGATCCCCGGGGAGGGCTGCATCCGCTTGCGCACGGGCTCGGGCAGTGGCTCGACCAGGGAGAGGTAGTTGTCCAGCGGGGCGTGCCCGTTGGCGTGGGCGTAGGCGAAGAAGACCTTCAGGCGCTTGCGGTAGTGGTTGTGCGTCGTCGGCCCGACGGCCGCGCGCAGGGCCTGGCCCTTGATGCGGGTGACGTGGATGTCCATGAGCCCGCCGTCGCCGTAGAAGAAGTCCCGGACCTGCTGCGGGGTGAGGGCGTCGAAGCTGGGGTTGCCGAGGTGGTCGGCGAAGCGGGGCAGCAGGCTCTCGTCCGTGCGCATCGTGTTGTCGGCCTTGGCCACGCGCCGGTTGCTCAGGTACTCGTCGATCGCGCTGCGAAGTGCGGTGGTCACGCTTCCTCCTGTTGCGGGGTGTCGCTGCG